GCATTATCCGACTAACGAAGAAGGATTAGCGTATGGTTGTATCAGACCGCGAATTCTGTTTATCATTTGATAACCGAGACGGTAAGGTGATGCAGATACTCCGTCCATGCCATTACTTGCCATTGAAGTCTGCCGGGCCTGCCATATATCTACCGCGAGGATCATGCTAGCTTGACGGATAGCTGGCGTGTTCGCGTAGCTGGCTGCTTTGTGATCTGGCCCGGTTGCCGTACCGTAAGGCAGTACACGATGGAAAGGGTCATCGGCTGCCGTTTTCGAATATTGTATAAAAGAATAACCAGTAGGAAAATTTGTTATAGCCCAATTCCACCAGAAAGCCGGAAGAGTATTAGTAGTGCCTGTAGAAAAAGGAATAGTGCCAGTTAAAGTATAAGTCCCATTATAAGTAGCTCCGGCTGCAGAAATAGTTACGCTCTGCCCAGTTACAAATATTCCGGGATTAGCAAGCATAACAGTAGCGACGTTATTAGAGATAGAAGTGGCTACTATTGGAGCAGTGTTAAACCATAGATACTGATTTAATAAATCCTGCGCAGCTTGTGTACACTCCTCGACTACAGAATCCGGATACAAGGTGCCAATTCCCAAATTATCCCGTAATTCTTGCATGGTCGTATATGTACTTGGCATGGCTACCCCTTTCTAATAGCTCTCTAGGGCTAAGGGCTACTAAGCCCTAGAGATTATTTAATTGATCTAACTTATTAGGTTAGGTTAAACGTACGTACGCCGCGAGTCATTGTTACAAGCGGTGCCATAAATCCATAAATTGCCACCTGAACCTGCAGATTTGAAACTACATTTACGCTCATGTATGCCGTTGGAGATTCGAAAATTGTTACGGCTTCTGGCACGATAATAAATGCGGATCCATCGATAGTAGTTGAAGGTAGATCTACATCTACTGAGAAATTAAGGCCTAGTACGTTGCCTTTAATTCCGGTAGGTGAAGCTACTCCGCCAGCGTTCATTGGATACTGGGCGTTAAATATTGGACGGCCAGTAGTATCTACGGCGCCTAATAGTGTGCTCCAGTGTGAAACTCCGCCTACATAATTTTGCGCGAAGTATGAAGTACCTGAATACGCCGCTACTGGCTCAGTTGAAGCGTATGAGATTAATCCTGCTGCTGTTGCTGCTGTAGTAGCCGCATTAGTTGAGTTAGCAGTTAAGTAAGTAATTGCAGCAGCGTTAGTAGCCTTTAAATAGGCTCGCTGTAACTGCAGTGTGAGTTGGTCATAAAAGGCAGGCCCAGATCGCTCGATAAGCTCGATAGACATTGTGTTCATACCTGCGTACTTAGCTACTGTTGCAGTCATGAACTCAGTTACCATGCCGGTATTTTGTACTGCGCCTGCTTCTGCTTCTACAGTTACTACAGGTGCTACACCATTTCCGCCACCTGAGGAAGTAACCAAAGTAGGGACTATCACGTTCATGCCTTCGGACGGCAAGGTCGCTTTAGTACATGCATCAATAGTACTACGTCCGAAGTTTGTATTAGAAACTACGTTACGTAGGTATTGATTTGGAGAAAATGCAGGGTTAGTTGTGAACGAATCGTCTGCGGCTTGTACCCATAATTTAGATTCATCATTACCTAATGAAGCTTTAATTTTGTGCTCTGTGTAACGGCCCATAGAAGTAATACCGTGTCTTACAGTTTGTGAATTGTATGGAGCTGTAATTATTGGGCGTGCGGCTTCTACAATTGGAGTAGTAGCTTCTGCCGGTGTATCTGTTGGCTCTGGAGCTTTTACGTCCAAGATAGCCTCACTTTCGGTAGTTGGTTGGGTTGGTACTTCTTCTGTTTCGCTTTCGCTAGCAGCTACCTTAGTTACTACGGCATCGGCGTAAGCCGGGCTTTCGACTAAGGAAACTTCTTTCATTACTGCGCTAGATACGACTAATACGCCGTCTGCGTTTTCTTTCGCTTTTAATACATCTACTCCAATAGATAGCGAACTAATTAGATCCTCGCTAGCTAAAGTTAAATAATCTGTACCCTTAGAACTAGCACTAATTTTAAAAGTGCCATAAATATTATCTTGGGTAACTTTAAAACTCTGTGCGCGGCCTATCGGATCCATTTGGTTATGCTGCGCTAATAATTTTATACGACGAGCATCTGGAATTTCTACGCTTCCGCTTTCAAATAATACTGGGCCTGCGCTAGTTGAACCTACTTTATTAAATGGCAATACTACGCCAGAAATTAAGCGGCGGCCTGTATCGCTACTTTCTATATCGCTAGAAAACGTTAAACGTGTGATTTTTTCCATTAGTCCATTACCTCATCTATTTCTGGATTCTCATTACCTTCTGGGGTTAGATCTTCCATTTCTTTAGCTTGGTTTATATCTATTAGTCCGAGATTTAACATTTTTTCTATTACATCTAATCTATCCATAGCATCACCACGTAAAAAAGTATCGTCCACCGCAAATTTTACCAAATTTCCATTAGCAGTTATATCGTTCATTGATAAACGATTTTCTACTGCAGAAATGTAAGGCTGCAGAGAATACGCGACAAATTCTTTTCGTGCATCTAAGATATTTTGATAAGTCATGCTAGAGCCGTTATTCATTTCTGCAGAAATCATAAATGCCGGGACGTTCATTAATCTTGCCACTTGGCAAGCTAAAAACTGGGACGCATCGTTATATAACATTTCTTTCGGTGAAAATCCTAAATTTTCTACAGATAAAGTAGAAGTTAAATATGCAGTACTGCGACTTTGACGACTGGCTTTCCATGATGCAAGTAATCCGGATATTTGTGCTTCTGGTAAATCAGCTCCCGGATTTTTAATCACAGTCGTAGCCATCGGTGTCTGCGATGCAACTGCCGCCGCTTTTTCTACGTCGAGCGCAGACTGAATAGTTCTAGATCCGGTTAATAAAATTCCATTAGTTAATCCTTGAAAAGTTACTAAACTTCCGATACCGCTATCTGGTACGCGCACTCCATTAACTGAGTAGTACTCGACTTGATCGCCATATTGATTAGTAGTAACAGTTACCCGATTATTAGCGATCCACTCGAACCCAGACGGGCGCAGGTCGTCGGCATACAGAGAAGTTACGCGCCAGAAACTTTCGCCATAAAAAATTAATGAATCGATAGTCCATGCCATAGTTACGCTTCTTGGTTGTCTTAAATCTGGCTGATCTAACCATAACGGCGACTGCAATTTTTTTCCGGTAGATTTTCTATACAATTCTAAATCAAGGCTGGCAACTGTGCCGGCTAAAAGGTTACGACACCTTGCAACTGCTGGCACCTGCATCGCAGCTTGTCGATCAATAAGCCCTGCACCGAAGCCAGAATTATAAGCTGTGTTAAAAGATCCATAACCGTAATTACTATCCATTATGGCAGGCGAATACTGCGCATCTACCTTTTTAGTACTGGACCGAAGCCCTAACGTCTGTAGTAATCCCATATACGGTATTTTCTCTTATTTGTCTAGCATATATGCGTATTTCGCCCTGCGTGTCGCATTATTTACGCTGAGCCTATATATAGGCGGCGTGGCGTGTATTGACTTTGTATAGACAGGGTATTACCTTTATACCACTGAACTAAGCGAACGTCTTAGACAGAAGGGCTACAGATGAATAAAGTACAGATCGAGATAGATGCAGAAGGCTTTGAATACTTATGGAGTAATTCTATGAAGTGGCAGGGTATCGACTGGTTCAAGCAAGCTAGTCGCTTTAGTCCAGAGCCAGTTAATTTTAACTGGAAATTTGTGTACTGGTTCGATAAATATACAGATCTAGTTATAGCCGAAGGATTTTTAAAAGCGATCCGCGCACCATTTAGCCGACACTCAGACGAAGTAGAAGGCTGGATAGTCCTTACAGATTTCGGCTCACCTTGCCACATGGGTAAATAATGACCACCGCCGCCGAGCTTATTTCGCTAAAGTGCGAAGAAGTTTTTAAACATAGGGCCTTGCGTAATGAGGCTTTAAATTTAATTGACGACGTAACCCAGCTTATGTCTGAATTAGGCGAAAGCGAGTTATGCGAGAAAATGCACCAGATTTACCTAGATCTGGAAACATACGCCCATGCTAACGAAGATATGCCTTTCGGCGTAGTTATTGATTTATTTGCAAGTAGGACTAAATGAGTATTACACCGGCTCGATCTATTCGGATCCCAGATAAATTATGGGCTAAAGCTAAAGCTAAAGCCAAGCGAGAGCATACGACGGTAAGCGCCATAATCGTAAAAGCTTTACTTGACTGGGTAGATGAAAACTAAGAATAAATCTTGGCTGCTTCGAGTGGCTGGACTAATACGTGAATTACCATCGCAGCGCCGATGGCAATATCGACTGGTCCGGCCGATTTTCTTCTTACGATACGCCAGCTAGAATCGTTCATTTTGGCAGCGCAATTTTGAAAATGCTGAATTAGTAACTCCTGCCCAGAGTGGACGAAGCGATTATTTGAAAGCTGATCGTGAAGATCCGAACATGCCTGGTAAAAGTTAATTCCGCTTACATCTTTAACATTTACGCCATTTCTGGACAGGCGGTCAGCTATTGACTGCGTAGTCCACTTGTCGAAGCAGACTACTCGCGGAAAGTATAAATCGCACCATTTTTTAACCGCTACTGCTACCTGCAGCTCATCTATCGCCACGTCGCTATGGAAAGTTTCTAATACGCATACTCCGTATTTACCTTCTGGAGTTATCTGGCCCATTACTAGCGATCCATCGCGCCGACTAGGGCTAATATCGAAAGCCATGACCGTAAGGGGTCCGGGTGATAATTTTAAATTAATATCGCTAGTCGCTTCTATCGATCCTTCTGGGAAAGGATTACTTAAACTGCTAATCCACTGGCATAGTGTTTCGGTACGGAAAGTTTCTACGGTATTAATCGATAAAGCCTCAGCTATAGATTCTTCTGTAATTAAAGTACCTAAACTTGGATTCGCCTGCGCCCAGCCTTTACGATCCGTTAATTTTGACCACTGCGGAGCTGAGTACTCATAGAAGCCGAAAGATTCCGGCGGATTACTAAGCGCCTTCTCGCGTAGATCATTAAGAGTTAAACTAAAAGCATCACCGGCGTTAGAGCTTAGGTAAGTTTGAGAATTAGGCCGGGCACGTGTAACTGGAATTGCCGCAGCGAAAGCCTCTGGGATAATGTCGCGAATTTCATCGATCCATAAGAAATCGGCTGTACGTCCTCTACTGCCGTTAGCAGTTGCAGCTACTACATCTAACCGGCCGCCGCCATACTTCGGAAGTATCTCTATAGATTCCGTACCATTGGCATATCTAATCTGTTTTACCTTTTTACGCAGCTCGTCGTTACTTTCTAACAAATAACAAATATCGCGAAAGTTAGTTAAAGCCATGCCACGATTACTACTCATAATGAGCTGATTCTTTTCGCCGAATAACACTAAACCGGCTATAGCTCTTATTCTGCCTATAAATGACTTTCCATTTTGCCTGCTGATAATTGCCAGACTACTTCGACGTATAAACGTATTATCTTCTCGAACGGCTAACATGTCGTTTAATATCCACTGTTGCCACTCCATTAAAGGCGCTCCTATTGATGCAGCTAGTTCGCCTACCTCTGGACCTCTCGATTTTCCGGTTAAAGGTATATTGCTTAATCGTGGCTCTACCGCCCCCCGTAGGGGCTGTTTTACTTTGACTGCCATTACTTGTATTTCTGTTCAGGCTGGCCCAGTGCAGGGCCACTCTGGACCGTATTTGAGGTGATCGGGGAGATATTGCCTCGAAAGATAAGGGGGGTCGCCTTCTGCGCTAAAAAAAAGGGCGCATTACGGCTCCCCTTAGATGAATTACAAGATTTACACGCAGCGACAAGGTTATCTAAACTTAAAGGGTTGCCGCCTTTTATAATTGGAATTAAATGATCGACGGTCGTCGCATCTAATCCGCAATAGTGGCAAGTCCAGCCATCACGATCGAGCACCGCTAATCTTTGCTTCTTATAAGTACGACTCTTACGCGGATCACTGCCTCTATTCATTAATAGTAACCCTTAGCTTTAAAGAAGGCCCATGCATTACAAGCTGTAGTATAACGCTTATCTATATATTTTAATCCTAAATCTATTTGTTTATACGGATCACGCTCTTTCATGTTTAGCAGTTGAGGTATTCCATAAGCAGTACTTTTTTTGTTATTACTACGATAATTCCAATTACTTTCCTTAGTCCAAAGTTTTTCCAAACATATATATTCTTTATGGTTATTTAGCTTTATATGAGCATAGGTTTTATATATTTCTATTACAGGTGTAGCCGCAATAGCGTTACTACATAGCACGCCCGATAGCATCACTGCGCCTAGCGAGCTTATCGCCTTGCGGCTCGCCCTGCGCGAGTGAAGCGTACTGGCCTCGTCAATAGATAGCACTATAACCGCAGGTCAGACGGGGTGTCGGCTATGAGTTCTACGCCAAGTATGCCGCAGATACCGTTTTTCTTAGCTTCTTGGCATTCTAATACTTTAAGGCCCGGCGGTAGTAGTTCGGTAAACTCTAAAAGTATTTTACCTGTAGTTTTCTTTTTACACTGCCGGCAATTAAATGTTATCGGTTCCATAGATACTTTTCCTTAGATCTTCTATAGGGAATAGATTATTTTGTGGTATCCAGTGATCGTAATAGGTAGCATGATGGTACTTAGGCTTCTTAGCCATGATAATAGGTATCCAGCCTGCTATAGAGTAAACAGGGCCTCTACCTGTAACTAATATAGCTACGTCGTTTATACGATCTGTAGGCCTTATGACTAGATGCCCATCGGCGTATTTAGTCCATTTAACTTCTATGCGAGCGCCTATATCTGCTTTGCTTTTAAATGTATTAATAGTCGGAGTAAAGTTTTTAATGCCTAGATACTGAGCTACTGCTATCTCTGCTGCTACTGCTTCTGAACACTCAGCTATATATTCATGGTAACTAATAGATTTATTACCTCTACTAGCATGATCTGGCCGGCCGTTTATTTCGACTATACGCCGGAAGCCGATAGCGTGAGCTTCGACTTCTTGCGCATGATCGAGAATAACCTTTACTGCTTGCGGCACTTGGAGCAGATCCATAGGATTACCTGCCTATCTGTATCGTTAAGGACTTCTATACCTTTACCACCGATAGGACTTTGTAAAGTATTGCACTTATCGCACCATGCAGCAGGAGTTACAGATCTTAATTCACCGCCTTCTAATCTGGCGACTAATCCGTCTTTTATAATCTCTACGTATCCCATCACGTATTACCTAACAGCATATCGTCCACGTCTGCACCGGACTTAGGCGATACTGTAAAAGCAGGCTTTACAGGTGGCACCCATTTACCATTAGCATTTAATTTATACCATTGTGAATCGCAGCCGCTAGCTTTACCCATAATGCAGGTATAGCCGAAGTAATCTCGCCCGTTTTTAGATCCTTGCTTTAGCGCCATTACTCCATGATTACAGATAGGAGCCTTTTCTATCTCCCCAGCGCCCATACTTTCTGATATATCGGCTAACTGTTGAGCCAGTGGTAATACAGGCTTTGAACCCGGCGCATAATCAGATTTAATAGGCTCATGGCTTAGGCGTTGGACCTTTTCCATATCCTCTTTAGTAGGCCTTTTATCTACAGCTAGTAAAAGTCCGGCGCACCTTCCGTAACTGGACGTAATGCAGTTTTCCACCCAGAAATCTTTATTTACGCCACGATCCGACCTAAATTCATAGGCTACATCTACGGCGGCAGCGTTTAGATCGTTTATATCTCGATAGATTTCGGTAACGGCATATACGTAACCTTTATCGTGATCGATCTTTAGCTCCCTTATATTAAATCTGTTCATAGGGTAATTATCGTGCACCCTTTTTATCCTTGAAGCCGCCCCTTCGTAATCATTAAGGTTAAACATTTTGAGCCGCCCTTTCTGCTGCTTTCGCCTGTATTAACTTTCGGCCAGTTTCCATCTGGTCCACTAGCGGCCAGACTGATCCGTCTGCCATAGTAGAAATATCTGCTCTATGAGTTTCGCAGTAGGCTCGCTCATTTTGTTTACCTAAATGAGTTTCAGATATGCAGATTATTACGGCTTGTACTTTAGCTTTAGGGTGCCAGTCGTCCTTTAACCTGCCCCATTGAGCCTTGCAGTAATCGCAGTACCTACCTGCTGGTGCCTTAGTTATCATTAGACACCTTCTTACGCCATTTAGCTGAGGTTAAGTGTGCCTCACGCTTTCCATCTTTGTAGCCGATGGAATAGAAGTAACTTGCCACGCATACGGCCAGCATTAAATAAACCGCATATTCTATATATTGCATTTTAGCCCTTACTACCGATAACCCGACGTTACCGATAATAGAAGGGTAAGCCTTTGTACCGACAGTAAGCAAGGACCGACACGCAGGCGCTATACCTTAGGTTTATCCTTAGGCTTTAAGCCGTTACCTGCTAGTACTCCGCCTAAAGATCCAGTTAAAAATATAGCTAGAGTTTTCAGCAGATCTATAAAAGCGGCATCGTTAGGGGCTTGGGCTCCTATTGGTTGAGTAACGAAGATTAAGGCGTAAACCACGCCTACGCTTACTGTAAAAAATGTAATAGCTAAAGTTGCACCTATTAATAAAATTAATCGAGCATGTATTTCCTGAGGATCTAATCGATCTCTATTTTTCTTTAATGGCATCGCCGAGAATATCTGCCGTGCAGGTACCGGTAACTTTACACTTTGGCGGCTTACACTCTGAATTTTCCCAATTCGCGTATTCTTGGCACTCATATCTAATCCACCCTTGATAACCGCAGCTAGTAAGGGTTACTGATAGGAGCAATAACCCTACTAGCCATTTCATTTATTTACTTGGTGCGGCCGAACTCAGTAGCCGAAGTATCGAGATACTTTAATACTGGTCCGATAAATCCAGAGATTAGTGCGTATGCCAGAGTTTTAGGATCTGTAGTACCTGCCATGTATAAAGCGCCAGCAGAAGCTAGCGAAGCCCTAAGCCATGATAAAAACATTTGCTTATATTTCATGTTTTAGTCCTAACTTGATTATTAACGCTGAGGCTCTCTCAGGCGTTAAATCTATTTCAAAATGCATCTCGTCCTTTCGGTGTAAATAATCACCGCCCCAACGCAGGCCGTATTTTTTAGCTAAAGCTTTAAGCATTGGTACCTTCTCAGGTGGAAAAGTGCCTATTAATCCTAAAGCGTGTTTAGGAGCATTTAGATCGATAGCACTACCAGAGCTGTGATTACTTAGCTTCTCAGTTTGTCCACGAATAGGCCGAAACGCGTATCCCCAGTCGTCTAATGCCCCTTCATCTATTGGCTCTATGAGCTTATGAAACTCAGCGGCGAAACCGATCAATAGGGGAGCGCAGGCGCTAGCGCACCGTAATTTAACCTTAGTGCCTGGTACTTGATAGCTCTTAATATCTATCTCGGCTGGATCTTTAGAAGCTTTCCAGCCGTTATGAGAAATAAGCATTAATTATCCTTTCTATAACACACTTCCTCAAAATTGTGCTATAAACCTAAAGCCCTTAAATCATCAGCAGTTAAACCAATGCGATCAAGAATTGCTTGGCGTTGGGCTTCCTTTGCTTCGGCTTCGGTTTTTGCTGTTGCTGCATTATCCGCATCAATTTTCATTTGAGCAATTTCCTCAGCGTTTGCATCTCTGGTAATTTCTTCTCCAGTTTGGCAATTAACAATTTTAATTTGTGGTGTTGATTTAGTCATTTTATGATACTCCGTAAAGTAGGGCTGTTCCGCCACCAAAATTGCCAGTTACTGGCCCAATTACAAGTGATGTTACTGCTGCCGATGTGCTTGGAATATAACTTCCATCTATTTTAGTTGTTACTGCTACTGCACCTGTCGTATTGTAAATCAACAAACCATCAAAAACTTGTCTTAAAGTTTGAGTGTAGTCATAAAAATTAAATACTGCGCTGTTATTTGTATCAGCATTTCCTGACTCGGTTGTATTATCATTAAGACTTATAATAGTTCCTGTACCACCTGAAACAGAAGTTGATGAAGTCCTTGTTTTAACGATTGAATAATTACTACCTGAATCTGCATTGATTTTAATTCCTATTGAAGTTCCAGACGTAGCAGGGTAAAAATCTCTAAGCACTAATTGAAGATTTTTGTAAGTTTGTGGTATTGATGAAAGTGTTACAGATGAACCAGTTAATGAAGTGGTACTAATTAAAGTCATACCACCAGTAGCAGGAGTCTGCCAGACTAATCCTGTGGCAGTAGTACTATCCGCTACGAGTGTGGTGCCGTTAGCACCTACAGTTAATTTAGCGAAAGTGTCTGCTCCAGTGCCAGCTACTAAATCACCCTTAGCATCGATAGCAGTAGCCATAGAGTTAGTTACGGTAACTGTGCCAGAAGTGCCACCACCTGATATACCTATACCAGCGGTTACACCTTCAATATCACCGGTAGCACCTGAGGCTACCCAAGCGGCACCGTCGTAATAGAAAAGCGAATTAGTATCTTTAGTAAAGGCGAACTGCCCTTCTTGCGGTGAAGTAATTGCGGCATCTCTAGCGGCCGTTGAAGCGAACACTAAAACACCTTGCATTAGATAACCATTTACGTCGCCGGCGGTTAGTACTTCACCGGTGGTAAAGGTTTTAAAGCCTTGTCCTGCTGCCATTATTCTCCTTAGTAACTGAGCACATTATA